TTGATTGCCGTCAGAAATTCAACTGCATCAATCTCCCCAACTGCTGCAAGCGACAGTTCATTCCCGAACATCTCCTGCATTATCTTTTTGTTGAAAAACATCACTCCGGAAAATACCTCCGTGTCATTTTTCTCCATGAGATTGATATATTTTTTATACTGTTCTACTGTTACGGAATTAATGAAAAGCCTTTTCCCTTTGCAAGTGATTTCGATTTCCGGTATCACTTGCCACTCTGAAAATTTTTCTCGATGTTCTTCATTCTCTTTGTGATTTCGTCTGCAATTCCCATGTCAATGAACTGGAACTCAAGAATCAATCCTGCTGCATCAAGTCCGGTCTCCGGATTCTTTAATTCCTCAATGGTGAACTGGTCTCCGTATGCCTTGCAGATAAAAAGACCCATCGCCTCGATGTCCTGTTTTGAATATCTCTGTTTTGCGTCGACAACCTCTGCAAGTTCAAGATATTCCGTGTATGTGTCGATTGACATTTTCGGCATTGTAAACTCTTTATTATTGACTATTATTTTTCTTTTCATGATTTATCCTCCTGTTATATATCCTCTTGTTAGCCTAAACCGCCGTTTTTCTCCTGCACTTTGCTGAACCAATTCTTGATTGCCTCTGCTGCCTTTGTATCTTCTGTTACAAGGTTTGATTCATCAACAGAAATCTCATATGCATTGTCAAGACTTCTCTCATAGAATGAACCCTTGACGCTCTTTGTTGTCGGAGACAGTTTTCCCTCTTTTGTGCTTGCCTCCTCGCTGATTCCCTCTGCAAACTTTCCGGCGTACAACCATTTGAAATCATACTTTCCGTTGAGTTTTCTTTCTCTCCATCCGACAGCGACCTCCGGTGCTTTGTCATCTGCCGTCTTTACGAGGAAACCATTTTCGTACAACTGACCGAAAAGAATCTGTCTGTCCTGTGGTGCAAGGGCGTTGACCTCAAGTTCGATTTCAGTTCCCTCATATGAATTGATGACCTCCTCTGTTCCGTCGTCAGAGTAGATTTTCTCCGAACTCCATTTTTCATCAACTTTTGCTTTGATTGCTCTTGCCAGTTTGACCGGAGTTTCTGCAACGTATGCTTTCGCATCGTTCTGTGTGAGTTTTGCGATGTAGAAATCTCTACAACCGCAAGTTCTACTTCTGACAATCTTCTGTTCTGTTTCGCTGACCTGTGTTACTGTTTCGCTCATGTCTATTCCTCCATTTCATAAAACTTTGAAAACCTTTGTGCTTTCATATAGATTCCGTCCTCCGGCTTTGAATCGTCTCCATTCCTGCCGTCAAATGAGAAATCATTTTCTTTCATGAGTGACTTGATTTCCCTCGCAAGTTCAACCTCGTCATTCTCTGAAAATATAGTGACCTGCACTGACAGCGTCACTCCCTCTGCATCGTCGTCCGAAAAATTCTCGTCGTTTTCTCCCAAATCCCACAATGTCACATGTCTGTCATGGATGTTTTTGTCATACCATCCTTGCATCACAATGATTCTCCTGTCTGATATTGGTTTCAATGCGTCGGATGCATCTTTGATGATGTCCGGACTGCTGCTCATGCTCTCACCTCATTTCAATGTGTTGTCTAAATATGATTGATATTCCTGTTCTGCGATTTTTTGCAGTTCCGCATCTGCCTCACGCCCTGTTGCATAGATAAATTCTTGAGGCGGTCTGTAAATAGTTCCCCAGTTTATAAATTTCACATAGAAGTGTTCACTGTTGTCCGATTTAACCCATCCAACTTCCGCGGATACTCCCGCGCCCTTTACCTTTGGTTTTCCCATTGGAACACTATCTGCAGCATGTGTAGACACCGATGATTTCGTACCAAAACCACGACCACTTTTTTTAATGTCCGCGGACTTCGGTATTTTCCCGGACATAATTTTTTTCACAACCGGTTCGCTTTTTTCTACTATTTTCCTGTTTACTTCCGCAATTTCTGCATCACTGGCCGCATCTTCAAACGCTTTTAACAGTTCCTGCAACCCTTGGAATTCCATTTCTACTTTCATTTTTCTCTGTCCGTGTCAGATTCTGACTCTTCTATTCGCTTTCCCTGCATTTCAGTTGTACTTTCTGGTTATCCACAAACATAGGTGATGCATCATAGATTTTGAACACTGTGCCTTTGTATTCTACGGAAAACTCTTTCAGATTTTTTCTTATATCCTCCATTTTCTGGCAGTTCCGAACCTCGAACACGATTACGTTCTCAATTCCGGTCTGCAATGCTGTATATTTTTCTGTAGTGCTAAGACTTTTAACCTCGCACCAGCATTCGTAGAATGTTGATTCTGTATACTGTTTTCGTCCATCAACTACCTGTGATTCTCTCCGGATGATCTTAATCCTGCCCGTCTGCAACTGCTGCACCTCCATAGATCTCTTTCAAAAGCATAGATGATACTGCGCTGGATAGTTGCTTGGATTCCCCGTATTTTTCCCGGTTATCATACAGATTTTTTACCGATACAAGGGCAATCAATCGCTGTCTGCTGGTCATGTTATACGCATCAAAATTCGGAATCAGCTCCTGCATCTCTTCTAAAGTGGTGTTTATCATCAACTCCACAATGTCAATATCATCGTCATAATCAATATGACAGTATTTTTTGCACTGCTGTGTCAGATTTTCCCTGTATTCCTTTTTTTCTTCCTCTGTCATGATGCATCCCCCGTTTTCACGGGGCGGCTGACCGCCCCGCAGCATTTATCCATTTACTGTTTCTGTGATCTGTCCTTTAATCACAGCCTCTTCATCAACTGGCTGTACATCGAATCTGTCACGGACCTTGATTCCGGTCAGATCTTTATCCCACAGTCCTGCTCCTTTGTCATTCATATCAATAGACAGGACGTTTCTGTCAAACAGTGTGATCGCAGATTTTAAATCTCCGCAATATACCGGATGCTTGTATGCATCTACTGTATGACCATCACTGTTCATTACTTTTTCTGATTTCAGTGTTTTTTTAGACAGCTTAATAATTGGATATTCCCCAAACAGCAGCTTTCCCTTCGTCTGCAGTGTTGGATCTTTCTGGAGGATATAGTTTCCATCCTTATCCTTCAATTTATCCAGATAGTTAAACCCACTCTGGTTTGTGATGATCACAGCTGCCTCTGCAATTGCCGGATCAAGGTCTTCATTAAAAACGTCTTTCAGGCTATCCAAATTTTCAATGACAACTTCTTTTCCCTTAGTCATGGTATCAAGCACTTTAAGGATCATAGCGTTACGTGTTGCTTTCGTTTTTTTGGCAATCCATTTGTTAATGTATGCCATAATGTTGGTAGCTGTATCTTCCAGCAGTTCTGCTGTGATCTTTAAAATTCCACCTTTTTTCTTAATTGCATATTTGATCTGCTTAAACTTTGGCTCATCCATTTCCGGAAAATCTTTTGCCTCATCCACGTTGTCAAATGGAGTCGATTCTGCATCCAGTTCGATATTTCGTGTTCCGCTCTTCGTAGTGACACCTTCTGTATTCACATACTGTTCCAGGTTGTCAGCAGATCTTCTTAACTCGATAATATCGGTTCTGATGTCCTCTGGAATTGTGATACCAATTCCCAGTTCACTGTTGCTTCCCGGTGTAACGTCCGATGAAATTGCATCTTTATACACCTCGACATCTTTTGAATCCGGCTCTGTTCCTAAAAATCCAGCCCTAACAATGTTGACGAAAGATTTTACCAGGTTCTTTTTATCCGGTTTTACCTCTCCAACCTGTTTTGCTGTTCCATTCTTAACCTGATCCTCAATATAGTTCCGATCGTCATCGTCCAGATCCATAAGCAGATTAAACTTATCCTGCATTTCGATAAGCTCTTCCTTTGCTTTTTTTCCATCTTCGATTTTTCCGGCATTTACAAGATCCTTTACCTCCTGCTTTTTGGCATTGATCTTGTTTAAAAACTCTTCCATTTCTTTCTTTCCCATTTTTTCCTCCTTAATTAAGTTCCATACTGGTACAAATCTTTGAGAATTTCGTCTTTTTCAGCTTCCATTCTCTGTTTTTCCTGTTCCGCAGCCTTGTTGTTCCGGTTCTCCAGTTCTTCAATGACCGCATTTACAATATCCTTTGTCTTTGGATTTCCCAAAGGCTCCGGTAAATTGTTGTATTTAGCAAAATAATCAGATGTACATGCTGCAACTGCTGCTTTTTCTTCAATTTCAATATCAAAGTACTGCTGCATTTTTTCGCAATCGAACCATGTTTCCTGCCGCATCAGATCCTTGATCTGATCTCTGGTCACTCCATCCTGCACATGCTGCATGTACACGTCTACAATGGAATCCTCACACAGGTTCAGCTGTTTGATTGTTTTTTCCATATCATCTGCATTTCCCCATGCCATACACGAAGGTTTATGTATCATAGCCTGCGCTCCTGTCGAAAAATGCAGTTCATCGCACGCAAACATGATTACAGATGCAATGGATGCTGCCATTCCATCCACATATCCGATCTTGTGCCCAGAATATCTTTTTAGCTGGTTGTAAATTGCAAGCCCTGCAAATACATCCCCACCACCAGAGTTGAAATAGATGTCAATATCTTCGTATCCATCCAACTGATTCAGGAAATCTGCAATGTCTGCCGGGCATTTGTCCTCTTCATACCATTCCGATAACCATGCTGCCGATACAATGTCTCCGTAGAAATAAAGCGAACATCTCTGTTCTTCATCTTCTGATTCGAAGTCCAGATAACCCACATTCTCTGTCTTTCCACGTCTTTTACGCGTAAAATTAAATCTTTTCTTTGCCACCTTTGCACCTCCTATTCCTCTCCGTCTTTATCCTTGTCAGGATCATCCGGATCTATTATTTTGTCCGGATCTGTCTCCGGATCTGTTATATTGTCCGGATCTATTTCCGGATCTGTCTCCGGATCTTCCGGATCATCTGGATCATCTGGGATCTGCTGTCCCTTTGTATATGCTGTACCCGCCATAGTCAGCGGAACCATGCTGCCATTTGCAAGTAAAACGTCTCCACCCTCTCTGTCTGGAAGATCCAACTTCCTTCTTGCCTCGTTTGCCGTCATAACCGAACCACCAACAGCTGTTTTAAAATATTCCATCTGGGTTTTACTATCTGTACGGAAAAGCACCTTTTCGTTGAATTTAAAATAACACCCATCTTTCTTTTGCTGGTACGATGTAATCTTATAATTTATCTCTTCCTCATACTGCTTTATGATAAAAAGCTCCGTATCTTCATAGAACGACAACTGCTGCATTTCCGAATTACTATAAGACGACTTCGAATAATCGTTGATCTGATTCGGTTTTACTCCAAATGCGGCCGCGATCTGCAATGCTGTATACTTTTTCAGTTCGAAAAACTGTGAATCTGTCAATTTAATATCAAGTGGTGTCAGCTTCATTCCAAGTGGCACCGGAAGGACTCGGCCCATGTTTTTTACACCCGAACCAAACTCTTCAAATGACTTTCGCAGATTTTCTTTTGCCTTTTCATCAAGTTCTCCTGTATATTCCAGTGTTGCCTTTGCTGTCAATCCATTTTCATACAGATTATTCATAAATTCTTGTGACTTGGAAGCTCCTGCTACTGTTTCCCGTAGGATCTTCTGCACCGGAAGTCCCGTTATGCCATCAAACGAAAAGGATGTTTTAAAATGCATAACCTCATCTGTTCCAAATACATACTGTTTTCCCTGTATTGGATCAGTGTATACATACCATAATCGGCCAACCCCCGCGAATAATCCGGCATCATCTACCACGATCTGTACACAATTGGATTGCATAACCCACAGATCCAGTATTTTAATATCTCCACCATATTTTTTCCGGTTAAATACTCTCCGGATATACACATATCCATTTCCATAGTGATTCCGGTTAATTTCTACCGTATTCCAAAATGTGGTTGGTGTCATAAAAGGGTTTGGACGTTCGGAGAATAATCTGGATATATCTGTAGGCTCTGCCTCAACAATCCCTTTATCCGTTTTCTGGTAGTATTTAATAGGCATTTTGGCCAATGTTTCCGACAACATTTTAAGGCACGTGAAATATGTTACTTCGGATGTCGGTTTCCCTTTTCTTCTTAATCCCATCAGATCCAAAAAATCCGAAGAATTCAGTGACATAATTCCACCATTCGTGATGTTGCCATGCCACCAATCTGCTATTCTTTTCCCCAGTCTTTGGAACGGATTCATTACTCCTCGCCCCCTTTCATATATTTTTCATACATTGCCAGCCATTCATTAACTTCCTCGTTAATGTCCGGTCTGTATTCTTCTTTCATTGCCTCCGTCCATGCATCTATGATCGCATCAATCGGATCAATTCTCTCTGTCCGGAGTTCCTTGTCAATTTTTATTTCTCCATAGCTGTTCGATATTGTCTTAGCATTTGCTATCGACCAGGTAAGCAGCGTATCAGCCGGTACAACAATACTGCTGCCCTCTTTTCCTACTTCCTCTCCTTCTATTTCAACATTTCCAGCCATGATCTCCAACCGGAAGTCAACTGTTGCATCATTCAGCACCCTTGCTGTCTGTGTTACAGACAGCTCATTCATTCCAAGTTCTTCCAGATCGGACAGAAACGCGGATGCATTATGCGGATCATAACAGATCAGCTGTGGTTTCAAATCGTACTCATTTATCAGTTCTTTCAGGTAGCTTAAGATGTATTTATAATCAGTTTTTATTCCTCCAAGCGTTTCCGTTACCGTCACGAGTCCTTTTTCTATCCACAGATCATATGGGATTTTATCTGTTTTTATATGTTCGTCCACGCGCTGTGCCGGAATGAATGTGTGTGTGTGTGTAAAATATTTTTTCACGCCGTCCACCATGTGCGGAATTATCACTGCTAAGGAGGTAAGATCACCTCCAGCAGAAAGATCCAAGCCCACATAACACTTCATCCCCTTAAAATCTTTCAGGGATTTTAATACTGCACACGCTTTCCATACTGCAATATCCTTGATATACAACGCATTTGACCACTGTACCCACATATCTAACTGCTTTACCAGAAAGTCGCGCAGATCCTCACCGCCCATATCACGCGCAGTACGTGATACTGGAATGAGGTTTTCTAAAGCGTCACTATCAAATTCAAGAATCGGGTTCGCTTTTATCCAGTTTTTTGGTTCATATTCATCATCATCCTCATTCAGTTGCGCGATATAAACGAATTGACTGTCATTCTCGAACACTCCCTTTAACAGATTGCAGCAATATTCATACAACTTATAGCACGGTGATTTCAGATCAAACCCCGCTGTTGTTATGACGGAGATCAGTGCGGATTTTAATTTCTTGATACCGCCCTCAAGCAGTTTGTACATCTGATTCGTCTTGTGAGCGTGGTATTCGTCAACGATTCCCAAATACGCACGATGTCCGTCCAGTGACTTGGTATCTCCGGATAGTGCCCTAATTTCGGAATGTGTACACAGACAATCAATCGTATGATTGTGCTCATGGACTTTAAACCATTCGCTTAATTCATCATCCGAATTTATAAATTTTACAATTTCATCAAATACAATGTTTGCCTGGTCCTGTTTGGTTGCCGTGCAAAATATTTTTCCGTACTTGAATCCGTCAAAATTTCCGTAGTATGTTGCCAAAATGCCGTTGATAAATGACTTTCCATTCTGTCTGCCAAGCTGTACATAAGATGTCCGGAAACGTCTGTATCCTTTTTCTTTGGTTCTCCAACCGTTCAGTGATCCTAAAATAAAACACTGGAATGGATACAGCGTTACCTTTTCGTCTCCTTCACCTTCCGCTATGGTCAGCTCTTCTCCGAAGTTTATTATTTCTTCGGATTTTTCAACATCGAAGTAATACCTATACGGTGATATCTTTGCTTTTTCCAGATCGTCAAGGTGTCTCTGGCATGCCAGCCGGACATAATCCCCGGCTATAATCTTTCCTGCTACTACATCAAGCGCGTATTGCGTGCAGCGGTCGGTTATTTTTTCTGTCTGCAAATGCTACTCCGCATACTTTGCAAATTTGTTTTCCGGTTTCTGCTGTGGTGGCTTTGGCACCACCAGACGGCACCGGGAGGAAACGGTCATTCCAAAATCTGATGCGCCCTGTCTGCACTGTTTCATGCATCGGTCTTGTATAATCATCAGACTTTCACGCTCTGCGTTTACCACCTGTCTTGTCCCGACCTGTACAAGCCTCTTTTCCCCTGTTAGTGGATCTTTCTGTTCTTCGTATATTGGCACATCTACCATCAACGGAGTATTCCGGATCTGCTCTGTTACCTCTAAAAACTGCTCCTGTGCAATTATCAGTCTGGCCATCGCGTCACAATCAATATTCGCTATCAATTTAATAGCAAGAAGTTCCTTGGCCAGTTTCCGGAATTTCTTTTTTTGTCCTGCTGTCAGATATGTCGGAGGTTTTACATTATCGTTTGGTGCAACAACTTCCGCATCTTTTCGTGCTGCAATTTCTGCCTTTGTAAGATGTTTTTTTCCCTTCATAACAACTAAATCTGTCGGTTGTCGCTGCCCTGCCATTGTTTCAGACCTCCTTCCTATCAATATCTGCATTCATTTTTTGTGTCATAATCTGACACCGCCCCGCCTGCCCTTTTTACGGATTTTCTCGTGGGGAGTTTTCTCCAAGGAAAAGTGGGGGCGCGACTAGGAAAGCGTCGCGTAAAACTTTTTCATATCCCCCTGCCTCACGGAAATGCAAATTGATTAACGATCTCAGCTGTTTTTGAGTTGCAATCATACTCGCTTTGCTCTGCTTATATAAGGCGGTAATCGTATTGTGAGTGTTATGGCTCAACGGTATCAAATTCAGTGGGTTTAATCGTTGCTCCCAATCATCTTCCAGCTCTACTATGTGGTGGATTGGATCAGAATCTTTCAGCGTAATTAACTGCTGCTCCACATACAGTGCATATATGTCTATATAGCCGTATATGCCCATAATTACAGGCCTTAAAGCTCTCCACTCTTTCGAGATATAGAACTCTGCAGCTCTCGGATCTCTGCGTGTGTTGTTATATCTTGTGTGTCGAGACTGCTGCCTCTTCTCACACTCTTCACACATCTTCATCACCTGCGGAATCAGCTTTCCACATCGACAAGTTTTCAACAACATACTGCTGCCCTTCTCTTCTTTGTTGCGGCTACAATATAGCAGCCGCATAGAATAACATGAAGCAAGCAAGAAAAAAGCGACTGCATCTCTGCAATCGCTTACCCAACTGTTCACGTTATTATATTAACACATTCAAATCCCCTTTAGGTCACCCACTTTTTACCCCCTATTTCCCCCACTTTTTACCCTGTTTTGCTCAAATTGTCCTCAATTTCAGCGCAATTTGCACCATTATCTAACGCTTTCGCGCCAAATAATTTTATTGACAACTTTGGAATCATGGCTCTGCACCATTTCTTTGGAGAATTCTTCCCGCATCCTGTATCTCTTGCCACCTCTGCATATGTCTTTCCCTGTATGTATACAGCCTCTAATACATCATACTTATATCCTTCCCCGGATGCTTCCACATCTTCTTTCAGGGATTGCATAGCTTTGTCTATATGCTCCAACAAGATTACGGTTTCTGCTCGGCATTCCCTTATGGATCTTAAGTATGCTCTTTCTGCAGATATGTTATATCTGTCCGCTCCTATTTGATCCGGTTCTGATACAGCCTCTTTTACATATCTCTGCAGCTCTCTATAGTTTTCCAGGTATATAAGCGTAAGCTCTGTCGGAGTTTGCAGCTCTTCTTTCCGCTTTCCTTTTCTTTGCATTTCATTACCTCCGCTTCTTTTCTATGGTTCTTCGCTGCGCGGATCTCTTGCTTATAATCTGCATCTCTGCGCTATTATCGGATATCACCATCCAGTTATCTGGTCTAAGATTATTTAATGCTATCAGTTCTTTCTGCTCCCGTGTCGGTTTTTTTGGTTGTTTCATCTTCCATCACCTACCTTTAACTGTTCTGCTATCTCATCAATGTCTTTAAACCTGATTACAGACAAATCTACGATTAAATTTTTGACCGATTCTGCAAAATCATCAACCGCCTTGCAATATTCTTCTTTCAGCATTTTCTGTGTCATCCTACACCTCCAACAGTTCCGGATTGTCAATTGCGTTTCCAATGGCAACAATTTCATCTGGTCTGAATTCTCCTAAAGAAATACTTTCCGAGCTTCCAATCGCCCGTGCTTCCCAACATAGTGAGTAATCGCACCATTCAATAACATATCTTTCATCATCGCACTGAAAAATATCTTTTTCATAGATCCCCCTATACCCTGTGCATTGGCAGATTGTATCTGGTCTTACTTCATATGCAAATGGTGAGCCTGCATTGTTTATATACCATTTATTATCTTTGCAACGTAAAAATCCTATAGTCCAATATCCATTACCGATTTTTGCCCTGAATAAATATCTATCTTCCATATTCTCTCCTTTCAATATTTATTTGATTATGTACATATTTTTCTTTATTCTTTCCTTTTCACGCTTCTCTTTTGCTTCTGGAAAAATAAAATCCATAGCGTCATTCCAACCTTTTGTGTAATCGCATTCGCTGATATGATCTTCATAATTTCTCATTGTTGGAACGCTTTTGTATAATGGCTTTTCAACCATAGTCTCTCCTATTCCGCTTTTGATTGAAGCCAATCTTCCCACTCGCCGTGTTCTTCTTCGCTCGGAAATTCATGTTCCATCCACTGATAATCTGATTTTACTTTGCAAAGAAACTCTGCCAACTCTTCATCCGACATATTTCTTATCATGTCGGCATTGGTCTTTGGTTTTTCCGAATCTGCACTGTACGGCTCCGGCATTGGCATCCAAGCATTTACTACCAGTCCATATTCAATATATGGTTTATCCTCGACCCCCGGATAAAATGCTCCATTTCCCTGCTCATCCGTTTCATATCTTGCAATATCTGGTAATGTAAAATTCTTGAACGATACCATTATATATTTTCCTGTTTCTGGTACTGATTCCTCAATTGGAATCCATCCATCTTTTTTAATTTCGCTCATGTATTCTCCTTTTGTGTTAGCAAAGTACTGTGTGCAAAGTCCTATAGCACCTAATACTTTGCTAAAGTCCTGTGCATCAATCTCTATTTACTGCCTCATATGCATCTGAATATTCAATTCCATTCACTGCTGCACAGATCAGTCCCTTTAACATCTTTACCTGGGAATCGGTCCAGTTTTCTTCTGCTATTCTTATCAGTTCATTTTTTAAATGTTTTTCTGTAAAATTTGCAATCCCTCTTGAAAAATTCTCATCGGCGGTGATACCCCGATTCGTTTCATTTGCACACTTTTCACACATTTTTCTTGTATTTTCAGTTCTTATTTCTTGTCTTTTCATAATACCTCCGTTAAACTTTAATCAAAATCGCATTCCTTTTTGTTCGTCACTGTGTGGTACATATCTTTGTCGTGTTCATCTGCAAATTCTGCTCGATAACATATGTCGCAATTCGCAGATTGACATTCATAGCAACCATTGCATTGGCACCCAGTGCAATTCATCGTCCTGAAATTTTCCATGCATTTTCCTCCGTTAAATCCTAATACTTTGTTAAACATCTTGGACTATCCCATATAATTTTATATCCACAATTGCAGCAGTAGTTTTCTATTAGCCCTCTGTTTAATTCAGAACCGCAATTTCCACAAGTGTATGTATCATACTTCTTTCCATATTTTCCTTTGTGAAATTTTGGTTTTGCACCTATTTCAGCTTTAAATGATTTTTCCGCTCTTGCTGTGCTTAATTTATCATCATTCATATGATTTTTTGTATGTTCATCTAATGTGATATACTTGATACTATTATAATTTTTCTTTCCCATGAGTTTCTCCTAAAATATCATCCAAGCAATCATTAAAGCCCACACAATACCATTTATTTATACTAAGATATAATTCTTTCTTTTCCGGTAACTCCCGAAGCGGACACCAATCTGGCCGTTTTCTTGGCTTTGGCGGTATTTTCTCCTTGGACGCTCTACATATAAACCCTCCCGTAGTGCTCATGTATGCGGCATAGCAATTATTGCACCGTTCCGGCATATCCATAATCAGAATCGCTTTTCCCATACAATCACCCTTTTCCCTGACATTTTCAATTTTTGTTTCTATGTGTATCCCATATCCATCCGGATCTATCAGTTCAAAACTGATGCTGTTTTCATATGTTTTAAATTTTTCAGCCAAAATTCGTTTTAAATCCGTCTCGTCCAGCCATATTGTTTTTGTTTCTGTCATTGTCTTATTTTTTCCTCCAAAAATCTACGTTTTATCAGCTTACTTTTATTTTTTACCCTATTCCATTCACTTGGCTTAATGTAAATATGCTTACTACATAAAAGATAGGTGTTATTCTTTCGCTTTTTGGCTTTTCTTCTATTCATTTTTAATCATCCTCTTTAAATTTCCTGCCATCACTTTCCAAAATCTAAGCAAACCTAAGCTGTCCTGTCTGTTCCTGTGCAATCTTTATATTTCCGGTTCGCTTTGCCACACATAACTCTGGCAAGTTTGCTTTTACCAATGCCGCAGGAATCGGCGGGCACACCGCATTGCCACATCTGCGCACCTGTTCGCTTCTCGGATACTTTTTCCCTGTATAATCATGGTCGATTATATAATCATCCGGAAATCCCTGGCATCCGTACAACTCTTTCGGTTCTAACATTCTCAGCCCGATATCTACGATCTGGTAATCCACACCCTCGATTGTCACAAGTCCGAATCTGTCTTTGGTCGTAACCGTATCAAGTGGTTGCTCTATATCCTGTCCTGTGGCATCGCCGTAGTATTTAATCAAAAACGCTCTGACTTCCCCGAAATGCCCCGGTGATGTAGTAATGGTATGTAATGGTTCTCTCATATCCTGCCCGGTGCCGCTCTTATAAAATTTACTTAAAAACGATGTAACCAATCCGTACCTGTTCGAGCCATCCACAGTCATAATCGGATCTTTTATGGTCTGCCCCCGGACTTCTCCCTGTGCTGTCTCGGAATGGTACTGGATCAATGTTGGACTAATAAGACAATGTTCATTTTTGCTTACAATCGTTGTGAGTGGCTCCCTCACATCCTTACTCCGATCCTTTGTGAACCCGGTCTGCCCGATCTGTACCATGTATGGCTCCACAATCCCGTAACCATGCTTTCCGGTGATTGTAGGCATCGGCTCTCGGATGTCGTTCGGTCTGCGCTCACCGCCGTGGTTGCACTGGATTATAAATGGTTCTGGATTATCAAGGACGAACTTTTTTAATCCCCTTGCAATCCGATCCATTGTTTTCTTTGCCAGCGGACGAACCGCCCGGATGCCGTACTTTTCTTTTATTTCTTCCGATGTGTCAAAAATGCTCGGACATGGCCGGCTGAAATCAATCTGTGTGTATGCTCCAACGTAAGGTTTTAGCAGTCCGGCTTTTACCGCTTCGCTGTCTGCCGGTCCGTGTGTTGGCTCTGGCCATACAATCGGCTTTCCGTCACACCTTGCAACCATAAAGAATCGTTTACGCATGGTCGGCGCACCATAATCGGCAGCAATCAGCTCACGGAACTCCACTTCATAGCCAAGCTCCCGAAGTTGCTGTACGAACCGCTCAAATGTCTTACCCTGTTTGCTTTTAATCGGATGATGCCGTCTGTTTAATGGTCCCCATGTCTTAAACTCTTCCACATTCTCCAACATGATCACCCTCGGTCTTACAAGTCCAGCCCAACGTAAGGCAACCCATGCAAGACCACGGATATTCTTATCCTTTGGCTTTCCTCCTTTCGCCTTTGAAAAGTGCTTGCAGTCCGGGGAAAACCAGGCAAGTCCGACCGGATGCCCATTGCATGCCTTGACCGGATCAACCGCCCACACGTTTTCACAGTAGTGCTTTGTATTCGGATGGTTTGCCTTGTGCATCTTAATAGCTTCTGGATCATGGTTGATGGCTATATCTACGCTGTAGCCTGTTGCCAACTCGATTCCGGTAGATGCACCGCCACCGCCGGCAAAGTTGTCTACAATCAGTTCTCCGTTAATCATTGCATTGCCTCCAATCATTTGATCATCCTTTTTAAATTTCCTAATTTATCCTCAAATTTCATGCAATAGGAAGTTCCCTGGCTTCTTTGGATGGTTTCCTTACACCATCCATATATTCCCCATCCTTCTGGTGGTTGCTTATCATTCCTAAGCATTTCCCATGCTGAACAGTTCTCACACCGTTTGTAATCCATCCAGCTAGGTGCTTCTCTTAATTCACCACGCGCATTTACTATGTGCATATCTGGTGGATTAAACAGATCCATTTGCCCTTCCATTTCTATTCCTCCCTATAAATCCTGCATGCTCTCAAATCGCTTGCATTAACATATCTCCCCTGCATTCGTTCTATTTCTCTTTCTGCTGCTTCTCTACTCTTAAAAACCCTTACCTTGGAATTTTGCTTACTGCTGTTAAGGACCTTATACCGTTCTCCGTTTACAACGTATGAGCCTTTACAGATGTAATCTCCACTCCTGTCAGTTATTGCATATTCTTGTGGTTTTTCAAGCTCAATTGTTAATTCTACCGGATGACTGCCTCCTCCTATGACATTCCACGTTTTCACGTTTTTGTGCTTTATTTTTCCCCAGAACTTCATATCTGGTAAACATTCATTAATACTGTCCTCACAGTACCCATCTATGGATACACCTGCATTGCCACCGTAATTTTTCAAAAGTTCTTCCAATGTCATAGCATTTCCTCCTTAAAACAAGCTCAACTGCTGCTCTTCATATTTGTATTTCAGCTTTACTGGCAAGCCTCCACAATGAAATATCCGTTCTACACGTTCCTTTTGCTTCAAATGTGCCATATAGTTAATATCTGCTTTTGGTGGTACTGATAAATAGCATTCCTCTGGAAATGGAATGTTATTTTCTTTGCATATTTTCCGGATCTGCTCCTGTGCATAAATAATATGGTTCCGCGTCAGGTTCATGTTGCAACCATCAGACCAGAACGGATCATTGCAACCATTCTGGTTTATATCTTTCCAATGTTCTATTTCTTCCCGAACATTTCTACAATACTGCTGCACCTTTTCCTGCGGTGTCCTTTCTTTCATTGCAATTCTCCTTTCTGCCTTACGCAATACTTGCCATTCTTCTGTCACGATCCACATCATCACAGACGTAGTACCGCTCGGTTACGGCCGTATTTGCATGTCCTAATCTTCTGGAAACATACAATATATCATTTGTTCTTGCATATTCCCTGGATGCAAATGTCTTCCGGTATACATGCACCGTAGCCACGCATTTACATCCGGCACGCTCTGCAATCTCTTTTGCGATTTCTTCGATTGTTGCCTTACATAGCTGTTTTCCTGTCACCTCATTCCGACTATTAAGGAATATATACCCTTCTGTCCTGCCATTTATATACTGCTCTAAAGCAACCCTGCAATCCGGTGTCATAAAACATACGCGCCATTTGCTTGTCTTTTCACCGTAAATGTTAATCTCCCCGCGTTCGAAATCCAGATTTTCAATTTTTAGGTTACAAATTTCTCCAACTCTCGGTCCAGCACTAAGCATCAGCTCCAGTAGTGCTTTTTCGCGTAAAGTTTTCAGTGAATTCCTGCATTTCGACACTTCGTAATCTGACAGTCTCTTTTTCATTTTTTGTGGGATCTTGATCTTATCAATGTCCCAATATATATCTTTTTCGATATGGTGTTTTCGATAAGCCCATTTTGCGAAAGCGGACAAACATTTTTGTATATTACCCGCATAGGCCTTCGAGATCTTGTCCCGATACTGCCTTATGGCAATATAATCCATTATGTCCTGTCCGGTCATAACGGCATAATGAAGTCCAGTTTCATCAAAAAATTTCTTTAATGTATACAGGTACATTTCAATCGTTTTCTCTTTCCTGCCAACAGCAATAAGATCAACATGGTATCTGCCAAGAATCCACTCGTTGTCCCGAACGTCTGTAGCCGGTAATGTTTCGTCTGATGTAAGCTGGAACCCTTTAAGTCTGTATGCGACCGCATTTTTTAGACGATCTACCCCAGACGTATCAAGATACCCGGCCATATCGTATATCAAGTCATTCAAAAATTCAGTTTTTGTCATATAAACCCTCCAAGTCAGTCTTTACTACAAGCCATGTGGGTGCTATAATGACTACATCACCAAGTCATTAGCACTTGCGACCGGATGTTCCCGCATCCGGTTTTTTTCTTGTCTACCCTTAATTAAATGGCATCTCTTCGTCTCCCCCATCCGGAATGTTCATAAACCCATCCCCAGCTGATCCGGCTGGTGGTTCCTGCTGCTGTCCCCCTTCCGTCCTTTTGCTTTCTGCAAATTCCTGTTCTTCAACCACTACATCCGTTGTATATACTCTCTTCCCATCTTTATTGTTGTACGATCCTGTCTGGATGCGCCCTGTAATTAACACCTTTACCCCCTTTTTCAAAAATTTTTCTGCAAATTCCCCAGCTTTTCCAAAAGCCACGCAGTTAATAAAATCAGCTGACTGCTGCCCGTCTTTTCCCGTTCTCCTGTTCACTGCAAGCGTATACCTTGCTACACATGTACGTTCCTGTGAGTTATTCATTTCTGTATATTTCACGTCCGAATCTCTCACAAGCCGTCCCATCAGTATCACTTTATTCATTTTTTTCTCCTTCCTCTTCCTCTTTTCCCATAGGCAGAATTCCTACTATGCAGTATCCATCCTCCAGCCCTGTATACTCTCTCTGCACATACAGAATGTGGCACCGGATTTTTCTTTCCGTGTACAATCCCCCCTGATATTCCAGCATTTCAAGTATATCCCCTGCTTCGTAACCGCAATCTCTGCACAGCTCAAACGGTTTTTCTCCCGATAATACGGCTGTAAAATTCTGGTATGCGCTCCGGATCTGATGCACCCGCGACTGCTGCACATCTGACGGTAATTGCTCCATTTGCTGCGCATCTGCCATATCACGCAGTTTTTTCCTTGTATCACGGTCAATAGCCGCCTGTTCTTCCTCGTACTTCTGCCCTTCGGTCTTATATGCTTCCTTACGGTTCTTGTACTTATCGCATGATGTACATGTGCTCGTTTTTACGTTGCATGTCTCGTACTCTGTGCAGGAATAACAGATAGATGTAATTCCTTCCGGATGCGGTGTCTGATACTCACCCATATTCATATCCTTGTCTCTAATCTCCATCTGCTCCGGCTTTTCTTCTGTGTCAGATTGTGACACCGTTCCTGTTTCCAACTGCTGCTCCGGCTTTCCATTCTTCATTTCTTTTACATCTTTGTGCGTAAGCTCTCCGGATTCTTCTTTCTGTTCCAGTGCTGCCCTCTGTGTATCTTCCTGCATTCCGCTAAGTTCGTAAGCGGCAGAAAATGTAATTCTTTCATTTTCCAGTTCTTCTTTCCATTCCGGAATCAAATTATTATTTATAGCCTCAATCTGTGCTATCTTCGTTTTGCTCATGCTCAATTTTGCAGCAATTACATCACGCAAACGACCAGACTGCAGATCATACCCTTTCAGTTTCTTTCCTTCCGCTTTCATGCGCTCCAAACATTCTTTCAGTTTTTGTTCTTCCTGTAGCATGTCTGATACTGTTTTTGTACGATATGCATTTGCAATAATCAGCTCGACCAATTCCTCATCACTGTCCTGTGGTGTTGTGAGTTTGCTGGTTGCAAGCTCAAATTCTTTATATCCCTTGGATACCAGGTACTTAAGTGCTTCCCACCGTCTTTCCCCGGCTACTATCCGGTATTCTCCTTTTTCGCACGGTGCATATACCAGTTCCAGATTCTGCTTTAATCCATACATAAGGATATCGCTTGCCAATTCCTCAATCTGTTCAATACTGTAAAAATTCATTTCGTTCCGGTACATTTTAAATATGCTTATATCCTTTGTTCTAAACCGTGCCCGCGGTGATTCATCCAATCCCGCTTTGCTCTGTTTATTCAGGGCATCTTTAACACTAAATCCTGTAGCCATTTTATCCCTCCATCTCACATACCAGCTCTGCAACTGCTGCACGATAGTCCTGTGTTACAATCCCTTTTTTTGCAAATACCGGAACCGGCACCAGTGCCGTAGTTGCCTTTTCTGCAATAATGGATCTACGGATTACTGTTCCGAACATATCAAATCCCGATTCCTTCCGCAGCCATTCTTCCACTTCCAGTGATGTTTTATTTTTCTGCCGCATCGTCATAAGTGCCTTGATTCGCAAATCCGGATTGATGTCTTTTAAATCCTCAATCTGCTCATCCAGAAATTGGAGTGCTCCAATTTCAAATCCACCCACCTTCACCGGCGCAATAATCAGATCTGATGCAAGGATAATATTGATTACCACCATATCCAACAGACGGCCGCAATCGCAAATGCAATAATCATATGCGTCTGCTACTTCTTGTAATGCACCACGCAACCGCAATACCTGGTTCTCATCCGTTTTCATCAGCAGGTTCATGTCTGTTTTCATCAGATATCCATTTGCTGGGACTATATCAATGTGATCGTATTGGGTTGTCCGGATCAGATCATTTGACCGGTATGTACCGCCAACTGTCTCATGCTTCTCCAACAGTTCACTCATTCCTGTTCCATCTGGCTCATACACCCCGAACGTCTTAGATGTATCTCCCTGTGGATCACCGTCCAGCACCAACACTTTTTTCTTGTATTCCTCGCCCAAAATATAGGCCATGGAATCAGATGTTGTTGTCTTTCCGATTCCCCCTTTTGGGGACATTACCGCAATAATCTTCATTTTGTTTTCCTCCTGCCTGTTTATTTTCATGTTATTCAAAATTTTTATCAGATGTATATTGTGTAATACATCTTCACCTGCATATCCTCAAACTTATAGTCTGGTGTCTCTTCCGGCTGCAATGGCTGCATCAGGCTTTTTTCTTTCCACTTCCTGTGCGTCACTTCCGGTACTGCCCGGAACCGGATCACCGGATCATCTTTGTGTGTCTCGTATATGGTATTCTGGTGGTTTGCAATGCGCGGAGTAAATGCGGCTAAATATCCGACAAACAGATCCATATTCCCTTTTACGATCCGCAACATGTCCGCACTTTCCAACACATTGCACTGCTCTTCCAAGGTCATTCTTTCTTTCCTTTCAGAATCTTTCCATCTTTCAGGATGCTGTTATTTGCAAAAGACATCATATTGCGCTTAAACTCCTGCTCTGCCTGCTCACAGGTCTGGTATTCGTGCAGATTCCGGTAAATACACTCATCTTCTCCAAACGCTGGCAGTTTGCAGTACTCTTCGATCACTTCACACGCTTCCCGCGCGGAATAACAAGTTGCAACAAAATGTCCTGCTGCTGCCATGTCTTCCAAAAATTCCTTCTGTGTCTCCTGCTGTGTGTTCCGTCCATACTTCATCTCGATCCAGAGTCCGCAATACGCGCCTTTTGGGTATGGCAGACACAGATCCGCTACCCCAGCCTTTACCCCCATCTGCTTAAACTTTGCCGCCTCTGCTCTGTTCCTACTCCCACCGTTTGGCACATGGTACAGCCATTTCAGTTCCGGATACTGCTGCACATTCCAGCGCGCCCAAGACACAACGGACATCTGCTCGGTGTCCTCACTTCTTTTCATGTATTTCATGTTATTCTCCTTCCTGCGCCCTTACTGGTCGCACTTTGCAAAATCCATCAGTATGTATGGGTGGATAAATACCGTTTTCCCACGGTTCCCGAAGTCATTTTTGTAGGTGGAGTTATCATTTACCCCCTGTATCGCCTTCCGTGCCGCATGATAGCGCCGTGTATTCCCCGCTCGTTTGATTGGTTGGAAGTATACCTTTACCATGTTCTTTACGGTTGCGAACTTGTCCCGATCCACAATCAGGATATCCTCATATCCTGCCTTTTTAACCGCTATCTCGGCTTTTTTAAAATATCTGGCCTTGGACTCTGGCTTCCAGTCAAATTTCATTCATTTTGTCTCCTTTTCCTCATTCTTGCGTGTATATAAAACATGTGGTTAAACTCGTTATAGTAAACTTCCGCATGTGTAAAATCCATATCTGGATACCATTTTGCCAACACTTCCGGTATGGAATCCCTGTTTTTAACCATCCCGTCCACGAATGATCCGATCTTTTTGTAACTTCCCCCGGATGCCGGACGCTTGGAATGTACCACCCTGATGCGCGGATCACGCAATCCCTGCGAACTGTTCCAGCGTTTTTCCGACCGGATACGGTTCTTTTCCTCCACAATGTAATTTGCAATTCCAGATAGCCCATTCTCATCCTTCTGTAGATGTCTTACCTCATTCCGGCTTGACTGCTGCCAACAGGCTTCCACCGTTTCCATATCAAGCGCACCATCCATAACCACATGATGATGCCAGCGGATTTCAGCATCCGGATTATATGCTGTTACATAAACATACTTTGCATTTGGCAAACCTCTCTTTTTCCTCTGGTAGTTAATCCTGCGGATATAATTCTGTACATTTTTGATTGCTGCATCTATATCCCCGTCCGGTGGCAGATGTTCGTTGTCATATGTCAGAGTGATCCAGATATCCCGGTTGTCAAAATTCTCGTTTATTAGACGCTCCACGTACTTCCGCGCATTTTTATCGTTTAGGTTTCTCTGTGCTTTGCTGTTATCCTTTACGATCCTGCGCCCTTCCCGCGGTACATCATCCATACTTTTAAACTGTGGATAAATCTTAATCTCAAACTGTTCTCCGGCTGTGATCTCCTTTAATGCATACACAACTTTCTTTCTGTGCTTATGCATGTTTAACATATTTTCTACAAACCACTCATGCATCAGCTCTATACTGCTTGCATATGCTGCTTCATAGTCATATGGGATATATTGCATCCCTTTTCGCCTTGCCATCTGACACATTCCTCCTTATATACTTTCGTGGACTTGTTACTATCTATTACAAGCCCGCCCAAGGACTCCAAAGCCCTTGTTTTTTCGGGGTTTTTATTGCTTTTTTCTATTGCATTTCTGTGTCAGATCTGTTATAGTCTGTTTATACAAAACATTTTTTAGTTTTTCTGTCTCTGGCAGAAACGCTTGCGGCCATCCCCATGGCCGCTCTTTTTTTGTCCTCATGCTACCTTTTCCTTCTTTGAGACATTAACAGTAATCTTCACGTTTTCGCGCTTTGAAATGATTCTTGCCAATGTCTCATAAAGTCGTTTGATATTTTTTTCTCCCATCTGCATTCTCCTCCCTATGCAACAACCGCATCCTTGTGCTTTCTGCGCTCCTCTTCTTTCCCAGCCGCAATGCCCTCTGCATATGCAGACATGAGCATGATCGCAAACGACTTTCCTTCCGGATTGTCAAAATTCACAAAATCCGTGGCCATTCTCTCGATTTTTTCCTTTTTTTCATTTCTCGTCATATTCTTTCGCCTCCCTCTGATTTCTATATCTCAATAAAATAGTTTTGGTTTATGTTGTCATTTCTGATCCATGCGTATTTCTTGCCATTCCAGTCATCAAGCACACCCATCATTTTTGTTTCAATTTTCTGGATATTTGTGTTGTCAGTCATTTTCTTGATGTCTTCCCATGTCTTAACTTCACCCCAGCAACTTCCACGCTTTTTATCATTTACACAAAATTCATTTTTCTTTGCCATCTTTTTTCTCCTTTCTGTGTGCTTTATTTGTCCCTTGTGGCTACATAATAATCCCTTTAAACTACTTTGTCAATATATTTTTGTGCCTTTAAGGGACTTTTTGTATTGATTTTTTGTTTTTCTCGTGTTATGCTTTAGAAAAGCCACAGAAAGAAGGTGATAGCGTGACACAAGGCGAACGGATCAGAGAAGTGCGAAAAGCTCTTAATCTTACCCTTGAAAAGTTCGGTGGCAAGCTTGGAGTTGGTAAAACAGCTATATCCAAATTGGAAAAAGATGAGAACAATCTTACCGAACAAATGACAAAAGCAATATGCCGTGAGTTCCATGTTGACTATATATGGTTGACTACCGGAGAAGGGGAAATGTTCCTCGATTCGGATGATGATTTCAAGGAACAAATTGATCAGATCATGGCAAGTGAGACGGACGCACGAAAGAATCTTTTTAAATTTATGCTTACTCTTAGTGAAGATGACGTGGAAGCAATGCAGCGTCTGATGCGCAAGGCATTTGAATTTTATAAAGACGATGATCCGGAAAAGGACAATACAAAAGGCTGACAGTTGCCTGTCAGCCCTCGTGTGTGTAAAGATAAAGAATGAAGCGGTATATCCGTTTGAGCGTTTGATCGTTATGTATCTTCCCGATCAATTCAGAGATTGCTTTTTTATAATCCATAATAAACACCTCTTTTCTGATTACATACTACCATATTTTGATATACATTTGACAAAATTCAACACTGTTTCCAATATTCTGGAAATTTTTTGTACTGTTGCCATCTGTATTCTTTTATATGATAAAATTATTTGTACTCCGAATCGAATAGATCATTGATCCTAACATCAAGTGCTTTGGCCAGTTTTTCCAGCTGTAGTATGGTCGGACATGTTACTCCATTTTCAATGTTGTCTATCGTGGACTTAGATATTCCGGACAGCGCAGCTAATTGTACAATGGTATATCCTTTTTCGATCCTTACGTTCCAAACTTTAATTTCCATGTGGTATCCTCCTTAAATAATATGGATACCCATAGGATGCGATATTTTGACCAAAATGATGAATGGAGGTTTTTATGAGTAAATTATTAAAACATACCAAAACGAAGGTTGTCGGTGTTTCATTTCGGAACGAAGATGGATCATCTCGGCAAGAAATAGTTTCTAACCTTTACGAAGGGGAGAATGTATCTTTGGAATATTACGAATATAAAAACGAACCAGCATATGCAGTTATTGATTCCCAAGGAGATCAGATAGGCAATTTATCCAAGGAATTAGCTTTTGATATCTATAATAAGTATGATGGCTGTTACTTCGATGCCTTTGTCCTTCGCATAACTGGTGGAGATGATACCAAATATTTAGGTTGCGTTATAGATATATCTATTTATGATGAAATTCCTGAAGATATAGCTAATGATTCCAGTGACAATATTGTTGTTGAATCTGCTTCTATTCCTGCACCAGATCCAACAGTTGCACCTATAACCAACCAACAACCAACGCGATATTTACCATCAAAAAAGTTGTGTAAATTCTATAGCGTTACTTTTACCGTACTTGGTGTAGTTCTATTGATTATGGGATTGCTCCTATTGATTGTAACTTTATTAGGTGGATGTGTAACAATAATTTTCTCTATTTTAGCAATCAGATCCGGTATTAAGTATAAAAAATTATACAAAAATTATCCGAAGTCTTAATGACAAAATATTGAATGGAGTTGATTTTATGAAATACGGTGTACGCAAACCAAGTGTTAAGAAAAGCATCAGTGCAAGAACTACCGGAAAGATAAAGCGTCAGGTAAAAAGTTCTGTTAATCCACTATACGGTAAAAAAGGAATGGGTGTAATCAATGATCCAAAGAAAGCTGCATACAATGCCGTGTATGACCGGACAACCGTTGGTGTCTCAGACCTTATGAATGATACTGCCGAAAATGATGAACATATCAGCGTGTTCGGGGCAATCGGTGCAATCTTCCAATTGTTTGCTGCACTGCTCCAGCTTGTTTTCTGGGGTGCAATTGTCATCGGACTGATCTATTTTATCGTTAAAGTTATTTTATGGTAAAAAAGACGATCCCCACTGCAATGGGAACCGCCTTTTGAACCTTCATTCATACTTTTGCAAAAAGCATGGTAGAATGTCCTCACAATAATCATTCTATCATAAAACCGTGCTTTTTGCATTGGTTTTATTTTTTATACCATTTTTTAGATTGGAGTTGATAGAATGAAACGACAAACAGCTAAACTAAATGATAAACTGCTGCTCCGTGTGGCTATTTACATCCGTGTATCTACGGACCAACAGGCGCAGGATGGTGACTCCGTGCGTGATCAGCTGGCCACCGGGCAGAAATATATAGAAAACCATGAAAACATGATTCTTGCGGATACCTATGTGGATGATGGTATTTCCGGACAGAAAGTAAAAAGGGATGATTTCCAGCGTCTGATGAATGATGTCCGTGCCGGTAGTATTGATCTTATTATATTTACCCGGCTGGATCGCTGGTTCCGAAATCTCCGGCATTATCTTAACACGCAGGACGTGCTTGATAAAAATGGAGTATCCTGGACTGCCACAGAGCAACCTTACTTCGATACTTCCACCCCACACGGCCGTGCCTTTGTAAATAACTCGATGATCTGGGCAGAGCTGGAAGCGCAGAACGACTCTGATCGAATCCTAAGCGTGTTTGACGATAAGGTTGATAATAGTGAGGTCTTATCCGGATCAACTCCACTTGGTTACCGGATAGAAAACAAGCACCTTGTCCCGGATAACGATGCACCGACTGCTGCCGCCATCTTTGAATATTACCGATCCAACGGCAACCTGGCCATGACTCTTCGGTATATGGAAACCGAATTCGGGCTTATCCGGTCCTCTGCCAGTTTAAAAAACATGCTTACGAATACAAAGTATATCGGAGAATTCCGGACAAATAAAAACTATTGTCCTGCAATTATAGACCGTGATCTTTTTGACGATGTACAACGGCTCCTTAAAATCAATATCAAGTCTGGGAAAACACATGATTATATTTTTAGCGGGCTTGTTGTTTGTGAGGAATGTGAGCACACCATGAGTGGATGCCAGCAGCGTAATTCCCGTATACTTGCTGATGGTACTCGTGTGGTATATAAATACAACTCCTATCGGTGCAGACAAGGGATCACCTTGCACCGGTGCCCAAACCATAAGGTCATGCTTGAATCTACGCTGGAAAAAATTCTGCTTGCACGTATCCGGCCAGAACTGGAAAATTATATTGCAGAATACGAAGTAGCCAACCGCCCGGCAATGCGCACGGATTCCAAACGCAGGAATCTGGAACATAAGATGCAGAAATTAAAAGAGTTGTATTTGAATGATCTTATAACGATGGATGAATTTAAAGTTGACCGGGAAAAACTTATGCAGCAATTGGATAAGATAAAATCGGACGATTCCCAGCCCATGAAAGATCTGTCCTACCTGAAAAACTTTTTAAAAACGGACTTTGAAAATATCTATGTTTCCCTTTCCATTCCGGAAAAGCGTGAACTCTGGCGGTCTATCATTCGTGAGATCCGCGTGGATCATGAGAGAAATGTCCGTATTATTTTTTTGTGATTTTTATACTACTAACTTACACCGTCCTGTCGGCTCATCTGCCAGTAAGAGCTTCGGGTTGTTGATAATTGCTCTTGCAC